CTCCGAGTCACGGGCAATCCTTGTTGAAGGGATCGCACTCCGTGTAGGTTCGTTGTTTCCAATCAAACCATATTACTCCCATACCCCTCTACAGGGGGAGAGTAACAAAGGATTAACCAACATGGTTAAATCATGACTTAAATATAACACATTTACTAAAGTTGCACTTATACAACTCTGACATCAAAGTATCGTAAGAAATCTTTGATCTCAGGTCATAAGATGGAATTAAGTAAATATAGATTAGTTAAAGTCATTTTCACTTTAGCCTTATCCTTGATACTTAAATCAATTAAAGATACTCTTTCTAATGAATCTAGGAGGGAAATAGAAGATTCTATCTCTTCCAGAGACATGGATTTATATAACCACCACTCACCAAAACATTTAGTGAGGTCATTGAAAGAAATCATAAAAGATTTAATTAACAAGTAGAAGGAAGGTAAGAAAGGAAACAGAATCAACTCAGTCCAGTTAGGAAGGCGATTACCAACGGTACTTCTAAAGATACTAACTTTAAAAGCATATATCATGCTCTTAAATAGCCTAACCACATCCTTGTATAACTGCTCATACTTAACCTCTAAGAGTCTTTCTTTAATGGAAGACTCCTCGAGAAGAGTTTGGTTGGATCTTGCTGCATCCCAATATTCCAATATTGGGTCACCAGCGATCTCCAAATTTCTTAAGTACTGAGCAACAACCCAATATATTAGCTTCTTATATCTAAGGTAAACCTTAGGTAATGAGCTAATATATTGGTGGACCTTCCAATACGGTATTAAACCTCTTATCAGTAAATCGTTAATTAATAAACAAACTGACCATCTATTTCTTAATACAAATAATATTAAACCCGCTCCAATTGGAGAATAATCAATAATCAAATTTCTTTGATCATTGGGGTCTTTAATAGTTCTGTATTCCCCTTTCGGGACAAATCCTACAGGTTGCCGGAGACCTTTCAGTCTCTTAGCAAACTCTGTAAAATTTGAAGAACAAATAGACTTCCCAGTAGATATTTTAATACCTAATGTTTCCATTAGTTTTAAATATTCCTGGGAAACTGCTTCATCGGCAATGACAATGTCATCACCAAGTACGCAATAGCTTGTAAATCTTTCTGATTTACCTGCTTTAATAGCTGCCACCTGAACTATCACATGATGTGTGATAGCCAGCATAGCAAAAGAAGAATAAGCACCCATTGGTTGGCCTACTGAATATTTTATAAATTCCTTCTTGAATTTATATTCTATATCCAGTAAAGCCTTCCAGTTAGAACCTTTCAAGTTTAATCTGTTAAGAATTAATTCTTGAAGATCCAATGGAAGTCTATCAGTTGCGGCACTTAAGTCAAACCCATTAAGTTTGAGTGGTGAGTCTTTCATTCCAATAATAAGATCATTAAAAGGTTTATTTTGATCAAATGTACCATCTTGAGGTATTTTCTTTAATAAATTAAATAAATACTTATGGATAGGATACAACGAGGCTTGTATTCACGCATTTGTTATAGCAACAATACGTGCTTTACCAGCTTGATCATAAACAACCGATAATTTTCCTAAAATAGGTTTGGAAGCTCCCATAATCATACAAATAATGTAGTATGGCAATAGTAAAGTTATCACTATCATAATTCAAATATTTAAAAATATTCCTCTTCATTTATAAATCAAATTAAATTTTAATAAGTTATATAAATTATAAGGATAATGGATAAATGCTAATGCATCTATACCAGTATTGAATCATGATATTTTACCATTGGGCCCAGCTTTCTGAGAGAGAGTTAAATCAAATTTCAGTTCTACCCCTTCTTTAAGCAAGTTTAGATGGACCAATGCTTGATCAATAAGATCAGCATCCAACGTTTTACTAATCCCGTCAAACGGGGATGTAATTGTCGTTAAGTCTGGCTTTACCTTAGTTGGTAAAACCCTAAACAAACTAATCAAGGATAAGCATGCAATAATCCTATTTAACCTTCATGGTTTCTCCGTATTAAGG